CGACTTATCAGCGAAGTTCCCGACAGCGCCGGAGCCGACGCCGCCGCTGCCGCCGCTGGATCTGGGGAGTCGGCTGGGCAAGTTCGAAATGCCGTCGCCGCGCCCCGCGCCAACGGAGCCCCCGCTGTAATTCAGGGGGTCGGCGGGCTGGCCGGTATTGGCGCTGGCTGGCCCGAGGACGATCCCGAAAACGATCCCAATCGCGGCCTCCGCACCGCTGCCCTGGTGCTGGGCGGCGTCGCTACACTGGGGGCTGCGCGGGCGTTCGGTCGCACGCGAGCGCTAGGTGGCCGACCGCCCGCGTCGGTGCTGCCGCCCGGAGCCATCGGCACGGGAGCCACAACCGCCGCACCGTCGGCGGTGGAGTTGGGCAACGTCCTGAAGCGCGGCTTTGTCCACGAGTTCACCGACCGCAATGTCGGCCTGAACCAACTGCGCGATGCCTACAGCCGCCTGCTGGGGCGGCGGCTGAACGCCACCGAAGACTTCGCGGCTATCGCGCGGATGCAGCCGGGGATGGCTGGCCAGGTGATCGCCGAGGATCTGATGGGCCCGCACATTCGGGCCGTCGGCGACCACTACAACTCGCTGGTCGACATGGTTGTGCTGAAGACCAACGTCCAGATCGGCAACGTCATGCAGGCCCGCCACGGGGCCACTGGTGCGGCGCGCGTCTTCTCGGGTGGGCTGAGCGTCGGGGAGTCGACGCGGCGGCTGACGGCGCTGCGGAATACGCTCGGGCCGACCAGGGCGCGGGTGATCGAGGATGCGGCCGACGCCATCCTGACCGATGTGCCCGCCCACCTCCGCCAGCGGATGGTTGACTCGGGCGTGTGGACGCCAGCCCAGGCAGCACAGATGGACGCCGACTATCCGATCTGGGCCAAGACACATGTCCTCGACTACTGGGAGCAGCGGCGGGCGACCGGTGCCGCCGGTCGGATCGGCAGCAGCACCAACGAGTTGGATGCCTACACCGTTGCGGGCACGCAGCGGTCGCGGCTCGATCCGCTGGCCTCCAACGCCGACGCGGTCATGCGCGCGGAGTCGCTGGCGCGCAAGAACGAGGTCTTCAACGCGCTGATCGGTCTGGATGACGAGGCGGCGCGGACCACCGGTAATCGCGAGTTGGTGCCTGTCGCGCGCAACCAGGCCGAGTACCAGGCGGCGCGGCGCGCGGGGCGGGAGATGCATCCGCCCGACTACCCGGTCAAGACGGGGCGCGGCGAGCTAGCCATTCACGGCTTCATCAACGGCGAGGCACACACCTACATCGCCAAGAGCCAGGTCATCGCCGACATCATCAACAAGGCCGACACCAACGTCCTGCCCGGCTGGCTGCGCGCCCCGGGCAATGTCGTGCGGGCGGGCGCGACCTCGCGTAATCCGCTGTTCCTGCTGTCCAACTTCCTGGCCGACACCCCGCAGTACCTGTTGGAGACGACGATTCGCGGTGGTGGGCGCGGCGTCTTCGACCTGCCGCTGACCGTCTTCGAACTGGGCCGCGCGTACCGCGACGTGTTCCGTGGCTTTGGCTCCGGTCGCTTGGAGGGACCGGGGGTGCGGGAGTTCCTGCGCGAGGGCGGCGGCTTCGCCTCTGGCGGGCACTACGGCGGCGGGCCCCAGGAAGCGCAGAACCTCATCCGCGAGATGCAGCGGACCAACCGCATCAATCCGCTGGCGATCAACAACGCGGCGGATGCGCGGTCGATGCTCAACGACATCGCGGGCTTTGGCTGGGTGTCGGCGATTGGCCAGCGGACGGAGCTTGCGCCGCGCCTGGCGGCGTACCGCATGGCTCAGCGGCGGGGCCTGGAGGGCGCGCACGCGGTCATTCGCGGCCGCACGGTGACGATGGACTTCGACACGGCGGGCCGCACCATCAAGTACCTGAACCAGATCGTGCCCTTCACCAACGTGGCGGTCCAGGGCACGGCGATGATGGGTCGCCTGTTCCGCGATCACCCGGTCGCCGCACCGATTGTGGCCACCTCACTGGTTGGCATCCCAGCGTTTATGGCCGAGGTCAACAACCACTCCACGCCGGAGATGGAAGCGGCCTACAACGACGTGCCGAACTACATCAAAGACAGCAGCCTGGTGTGGATGCTGCCCGGCTACTCGACCGATCTGGACGGCAACCGCCAGCCGAACTACATCAGCGTCAACCTGCGCGGCTTCGCCCCATTCAAGGTCCCGGCGCAGGAGTTGGCGGCGCGCATGGCAGGCCGCGAAGGCAACAATTGGGGCGACCTGGCGCGCAAGGTGTGGGCGGCGGACTCGCCGCTCGGGGCGGGCAACATCGGCAACTTCGCCACCGGGCTGCTGCCGGCCCCCGTCGGCACCATCCTGTCGGTCAACCAGAATCGCGACTACTTCCGCGACGCGCCGATCATGACCGAGCGGAGTGATCGTCAGGCGTCTAGCCTGGCGCAGGCGCTAGCGGGTCCGGCAACCGAGGCGATCTCCAGCATCCCGGGTTACGGTGACGCGGTGGTCCGTCCGTCGTCACTCGACTTCATTGCGCGGGACATCGGCGGTGGGCTGGCCAACGTCCCACTGGGTGCGGCCGATCTGGTGGCCGGCCGCGAGCCGCGCAGCGATGCGCCAACCAACATCCCGGTGGCCGGTGGCTTCATCGGCCGGGCGCTGCGGACCTCCGGTGGCCAGACGGCTGAGGACGCGCGGCGCGGCGAGCAGATCATGGCGGCGGACCTGCGGCGGCGGCTGCGCGCGGAAGGCATCGCGACGACCATCGGCCCGGTCCAGAGCAGCATCCGGAATATCCCACTGCGGCAGGCAGAGCAGGCGCAATACCAGATCGAGGCCAACAAGCAGGTCGACTACGCGGTGCGGTCGCTGCTCGACTCGCCGTCCTGGGCGACGATGAGCCCGGCAATGAAGGAGCGGATGGTGGCGCGGCGGATCGCGGCAGCGCGTGAGCGAGCCTCGCTGATCGTCTTCCGCACCATTCCCCAGGAGTCGCGGCTGGCGCGGCGGCGCGAAGAAAGCTCGGCGTTCTAGGAGGCCACATGGCTGTCTGGCAGGCCCTGACCGAAGAGGGCACGACGTACACGGTCAACAAGACCTTCACGCAGATGACGCCGAAAGAGCGCGCCGACATCGAGCGGTACATGGCGCAGAACCCCACCGCGCCGCCGCCCGGGACGACGCCCGCCGGGCCGCAGCCCGACAACACGCTGACGCCTGGCGTGCGCGGCGGGCAGCCGATTGAGCCGAGCGGCGGCAGTGGCAGTCCGGGCGACCAGAGCATCCCGCCCCAGGTACGTGGTGGTCAGCCGATCAATCCGTCCCGCACGCCAGGTGGTGGTGCGCCGCCGCCGACTGCCTCGATCAACGACCCGAACAAGCCTTTCAACAGCTTTGACCCGTCGCTGGAGAACGCTTTCGGCCAGACGCCGGTCGGGCCCACCGGGCGCTCCACCGCCCCAGGCACGCCCAACGAGGCCGACACCAACAAGCTGCCGCCCGGCGTCCTGAAGGCCGTCACCCGCCCCGGCCCGGAGCCGGTGCCTGGCTCGCAGGCTCCGGGCGACAAGTGGTGGCCGGACCCGAGCAGCGGCCTCTACGACCAGTACGTCATCAACAAGCTTTTGCAGGACTACGGGATGAACGGTTGGACGGGAGCCGACCGACCACCCATCGAGATCATGAAGGAGGGCAAGACCGAGTATGGCGAGGCGACCGGCCAGATGGTCGGCTCGGGCACGTTCATCCTCAACGTACGCGGGCCCGACGGCGAGATCCGCGCGCTGAAGATCGCCAAGGTCAGCAACCCGCAGAACGCCAAGGCCTATGGCTGGGGCCTGCTGGACTCGGCCGTCACGGTCGCCGCCCCCGATGCGGGCAAGAAGGGCCACTCGGGCCTGATGACCATCGGGCGCAAGATCTACGGCACCAACAACGTCACCGGGGCGTTCGAGCTTGTGCCTGGCGCGCCCGACCTGCCTGAGGAGGTCAAGAACTGGGGCACCCCATACCAGATCGACGATGGCCAGGGGAACAAGGTCTGGTACGGCACCAACCCGGCGACGGGTCGCCCCGAGCCGATCCCCAACATGCCCGCGACCAGGGTCGTCCAGGGCTACGACAACCCGCAGTGGGTCCGCGAGGGCAATCAGCTTGTCTACAAGGGCTGGAACCAGAAGACCGGCCAGTACGAGCTTGTGCCTGGCATAGGCCCCCAGCCGCTGCCTGACAAGCCCCCGCTGACGACGCCTGGCGGCGGCATCTACACCCAGAACCCGGACGGCACCTACACTCCCGCCGCCGGCGTCGAGCAGCCCCGCCCGGGGATGACGCAGTACGTGCCCGATCCCGACCAGAAGGGCTTCCATAAGAAGCAGATCTACTCCCCGGCGGGCATCTGGACCGATGCGGTCGACGACCCCGACTACCACAAGGCGACCAGCGACCTGGCCAAGGCGCAGCGGCCCAAGGGCGAGAAGTACTGGATCATCCATCCCAGCTTCCCCGACCGCCAGATCGAGGTCGAGTCGGATGGCGCGGGCGGCTACACCATCCCGCCCAATGCCCAGGTCCGCCGCATCCCCGGCCTACAGGACAGCGTCGCGTCGGCATCCGGGGATCAGGAGTTCCAGACCCGCTGGAACCCTGACACCCAGAAGTACGAACAGTACAAGAACCCGAACTGGACGCCTAAGGGCACCGGCGATCAGGTCCGCCAGCTACGTGAGCTAGCCGAGCAGAAGCGCGCCGAGCTACACGCCAAGATCGGCAAGAACGGCTACACCGCCGAGCAGGCCGAGCAGGACTTCAACGCCTACTGGGACAGCCACATCCTGCCGCGCCAGCAGCAGATCGAGTTTGACCAGCGCAAGGAGATCGAGGACCGCGACCGCCTCAACCAGGCCCAGCGGGCGCAGAACCTGACCGCCGCGTCGGGTATCGGCCAGGGCATGGCCGGCCTGGCGAACACCTTCAACCAGCAGTCGGCCAGCCCGACTTACGCCAACTACGTCAAGGACTTCGTGTCCAACGTCGGCGCAGGCAAGGCCGGCACCGAGATCCGCACCGAAGACTTCATGAAGCCGACCTACGACCTGCAAGAGGTCGCCCAGTACTACATGGCCCAGGCGCTGAAGGGCATCAGCCCGACCGCCGACGCCATTGCGGGCGGCATGGGCACGCCGGCCGCGCTCCAGTCCGCCAGTCGCGGGGTCGACGTGGCCTCGGCTATCGGCGGGCGTCAGTTCAACCTGCCAGGCGCTGGTGGTGGGCCCCCGCCCGCCACCGGTGGCGGCACCACCATCCAGATCAATACCGCGCCGGGGGGAGCCCCCGCTGCCGCTACGGCCCAGCCGATCAGTGGCGCGGGGGCGGCTCCGACCGCCCCCGGCACCAACCTGGGGACCTTCCCCATCGGCCAGCAGTGGAACCCCAACCTGCCGCTGGGCGGATTCCAGTGGCCGACCTAGTTGCGAGGAGAGGAGCCGCACGGCATCATGCAGCCAACTGAATCGACCCCGCCCGAGGACGTTCACGCGTCAGCGCCGAGCGAGGGCCCCGAGGCTTCGCCGGAAGCCCAGGAAGACAAGGTTTCGCCGCCCTGGTGGAAGCGCATCACGGACAAGATCCCGTCGATTGCGGTCGCACGAGGGGAGGAGCCGGACCTGGGCGTCGAGGAGTCCACGGCCCCCGCGCCGCCGCCCGGACAACGGACGCTTTCCGACGAGGAGCTTCAGCGGCTCGTGCAGTCCGAGGCGGACAAGCGCATCGCCGCCGCCAACAAAGCGGCCCGAGACGCGGCTCGCGAAGAAGAGCGGCGACGCCTGCGCGAGGAAGACCCGTGGCAATACGCCGAGCAGGAGCGCCTGGAAGAAGAGCAGGCGCGCACGGTTGCTCAGCAAGACGCGCAACTCAATAGCCTCATCGCGAATATCGGGGAGTTCCACGACAAGCTGACCCTGGTGCCGCTGGTCAACGCGTTACCACCCGCCGAGGTCAAGCGGATTCAGGCCATTCCCGGAGCCGGTGTTGGAGTTGAGGGCCGCGAGATCATCGTGCGCGAGTCGCTCGCAGCGCTGGAAAAGCACTGGCGAGCCGAAGGTGAGAAGGCGGCGGAACAGAAGCTCCGCCGCAATCCCTCCTTCCGCAAGCAAGTGCTCGCGGAAATGAACGGCGGGTTCGCCGAGCCAGAGATGATCCCGCCCGCCAGTGGCGTCCGGGGTGGCCTCAGTTCCCAGGAAATTTCAGATCGCTTGCGCCAGGCGGCGGGTGTGCATACGAACATCAACGGCCGCGCGCGAGTCGAGGAGCAGTAAATGGCCGTCTATAACTCCAACCTGACCCGGGCCACCCCGGGTGGCGGACCGCTCATTCCCGAGGAGGTGTCGCGCGACATCATCGAAGCCTCGGTCGAGAAGAGCGCCGCCCTGACCTACCTGCGGAAGACGCGGATGCGTCGCGCGCAGCAGCGGATCCCCGTGCTGTCGCAGTTCCCCACCGCCTACTGGCTCACGGGTGCCTCACTGGACGCTCGCGACATCGGCCTCAAGCAGACCACCTCCCAGCAGTGGGACAACGTCTACCTGAACGCCGAAGAGATCGCGGTGATCGTGCCGATCCCGAAGACGCTGTTGTCGGATCTCGACTACGACTTCTGGGCCGAGATCAAGCCGCGCGTCTCGGAAGCCATCGGCATCGCGGTCGACGAGGCGGTGTTCTTCGGCGTCAACAAGCCCTCCACCTGGCCGACCGCCATCGCCCCAGCGGCCGTCGCGGCAGGCAACGTGGTGGTCGCGGGCACCGCTGCTGACATCGACTTCCTGGGCTCGATCAACAAGGCCATGTCGCTGGTCGAGGCCGACGGCTACGACAACACCGGCATGTGGGGCCGCGTGCAGGTCCGGGGCTGGCTGCGTGGTCTGCGGACGGGCAACGGCTCGACCTCCGAAGCGACGCCGATGTTCTACCCGGATGCCGCGCCCAGCGGGACGATGCCCGGCGGGACCATCTACGGCACGCGGATCATGTTCTCGCGCGCGGGTCTGAGCGGCTTCGCCACCGGCGCGGCCAACTTCTCGCTCATCACCGGTGAGTGGGACCAGGCGATCATGGCTACCCGCGAAGACATCGATGTCGAGATGTTCGACACGGGTGTCATCCAAGACGGCGCGGGAGTGATTGTCTTCAATCTCTTGCAGCAGGACATGGTGGCCATGAGAGTCACCGCGCGCTTTGCGTTCGCCGTCCCCAACCCGACCAGTCGGGCCAATCCGACCGTCGGCACCCGCTACCCGTTCGCCGTCATCCAGCAGAAGGCCAGCACGGGCGGGGAGGGGTGACCGCGCCGGTTGAGCCGCGCATCCCGGACCCGCAGCCGGAGCCGAACGAGGGGGTGGCCGACGATCCGGCCATGCCCGACGATGACGAGGAAGAGGACGAGGAAGCCAAGAAGTAGCCGTGGCACTCAAGTGGGTCCAGTCGGCGCATTACCCGCCCGCCAAGCCGAAGCTACAAACAGGTCTGAATAAGGCCGAAACCGATGCGGACTACCGGCGTTTGCAGGCGGCGCTCAAGATCCCGCGAAAGAAGAAGTAAGCCTGTGCCACTGAAGAAAGGCTCCAGTAAGAAGACGATCTCCGAGAACATCCGCCAGGAGGTCAAGGCCGGGCGACCGCAGAAGCAAGCGGTCGCCATCGCCTATCGCTCGGCGGGCAAGTCGAAGAAAAAGAAGTAATGTCCCGCATCGTCTACCTGGCGAATGTCCCGGACGCCGTGACGCCGACCACCATCTACGGCGCGGGCACGGTGATCGATCTGACCGACGAGGATCGGGTGCGCCTGCTCCACGAGCAGGGCAAAGTGGCGATGGTCGGGGCCGAGATCCGCAACCCGCGCGTGTCGCTGGTCGGCACAACGACGCTCACGATTGCTTGGGATGTCGATCAGCCGTGCACCGCGATGAAGCTCGACTACGGCACCACGACGGCCGTCAGCAGCAACATCAACGCCAGCCCGACCGCCGGCGTTGGCCTCGTCTTTGCCAATCCCACTGGCCTGACGACCAACACCCTCTACTACTACCGCATCTCGGTGACGTGCAACGGGGTCGTCACGCTGTCACCGACGTACAGCGTCAGGACGCTGTAGGAGGAGCGCATGGTTCAGGTCCGACTATTGGCCCCGTGGAACAACAGCAAGGGCGAGCCGCAGGCAGCGGGGGCAGTCATCAACGTGTCCGATGAGGAGGCCCAGGATCTGGGCAATCGGGGCATGATCTCGCGGCTCGACGAGGAGAAGAAGCTGGAGGACCAGCAGCACACCAGCGGTGTCTATGGCGAGCGCGCCACCCGCGAGGGGACCGCCCCGCTGGCGGGGCAGCAGGCGCAGGAGGCGCAGGCGCGGGAGCAGCAGCAGCCAGGGGCCGCCGCGCCGAATCAGGCCAATCAGCCGCGCACCCAGCAGAGTGGTGGGCCCCAGGCCAGCGCCTCGGACCAGCGGCGCAAGTAAGTCATGAGCGGCTCCGTGGCTCAGGCCCGCAGCGTTACGCCGGTGCCGAGGGCCACGGAGTCGAGCACTCAACCACCGCCTGGGGGTGGTGCGATCACCACCGCCAGTGCGGCTCCCGTGCTGAGCGTGCACGTCACTCCACACAGCCCGGGCCAGGGGATGGCGGAGGTCAACGGTGGCTAACACCATCACCTTGCTGGAGCCGAACGTCGAGACGGTCATGCTCGACTGGGCGGGACTCCAATTGGAGCGCGCCCTGGTCAACACGGGACCGTGGACGAACCTGGGCCGCCAGGCGTATGTCGTGGGCCAGACCCAGTACGTCTTCGAGGACCTGGGCGGGACGCCGACCAGTTGGTACCGCAGCGCCCGCTACACCGCTCTCGACACCCTCGGCCCGTACTCGCCGGCCTTCCCTGCTGCTCCGCCGCTGTCGTCGAGTGTCACCCTCGCCAGCATCGAGCGCGAGGTGGCCCGCCGCATCGGCCCCTTCTACGAACTATCCAGCGACCAGCAGTCCCCCAGCACCATTACGCGCGCCTACTTCCCTGGCTTGCAGTCGACCATCGAGCAGGATCTGGTGGCCAACCTGTGGCTGTTGCGGCGCGGCGTTGACTGGCAGGGTGCGCCAGTCCCTGTCGATACCCTCGACCGCCAGCGCACGGTCGCGGTCTATGACGCGTTGACTGGCTCAGTGCAGGTTGATCGCGCCTGGGGCACGCCGCTCGCCCCTGGTGAGGTGTGCGAGTTCCACCACCTGAACCCCGAGCAGCAGCTACGGCCAGCGGTGCGGGCGGGTCTGCGGCGGTGCGTGATGGAGGACCGCTTCGGCCTGGCCGCCGGCTACATCTACGAGGTCGATCTGACCGAAGCCGTGCCCTGGCTGACCAACCCGCGCCAGGTCACCCGCGTCCAGGCGGCGAACATCCCGCAGAGCCTGGGGCGAGTGTTTGACGTGCCGCACACGATCTTTGTGCAGAACGGGCATGTGTGCCTGCGGGTGAACGCTGGCCGCAATAGCGGCGCAATGGGCAACCTCATCGTCACGACCTGGCGCGCGGTCGACTCGCTGGTCAATGGGCTGACCACGACCAGCGGCCCGCTCGCTGACGCGGATCGGTTACAGGTCCATATCGACTACGCTGCCGCCGCAGGCCACATCGAGGCCTGGCACCTGGCTCCGGCGATGATGCAGGCAGCCGCCGCTGGGGGGTTACAGATGACGCGCGATCAGGCCGCCTTGGAGTTCACCCGCCAGGCCCGCGTGCATGTGCCGCGCCGCCCGGATCTCTTCCAGATGGTCGAGGGCTTCGGCTCGTTCGCCGGTCCGGTGGTCATCAACGCATGACTTCCCCAGGCGTGCCAATGGCCCCCGTCGTCCCCGTTCGCGTCCCCGTGGCCACCGTCGGTGGCCCGCCCGTGCCATCCGTGGTCGGTCAGGGACCGGCCGGGCCGCCAGGCCCGGCCGGTCCTGAGGGGCCCGTCGGGCCAGGTGGACCAGAAGGACCGCTGGGGCCCACCGGTAACGCCGGGCCGCAGGGCTCGCCAGGCCCCGCCGGGCCGCCGGGAGACACGGGGGCGGGCGGTCTGCCCGGTCCGCCTGGCGCGACCGGCAGCCAGGGTCCGATGGGCTCCACCGGGAGCCAGGGCCCAGCCGGCCAGGGCGTCCCCGTCGGTGGCGCGCTCGATCAGGTGCTCACCAAGCAGAGCGCGACGAACTACGACACGATCTGGAAGACGCCTGCCGCTGGTGGCGGGCTGACCCTGCCGCTGACCCAGCACCTGACGTTCAGCCCGGACAACACGTATGACATCGGGGCGAGCGGAGCGAATCGGCCACGCACGGTGTATGCCGCCACGTCAGTCCAGACCCTGGTCGTGGAGAGTCCGTCCGGCTTTCAGAACCTGGCTTTGAAGCCGACCAACAACCTCAATTTCTACACGAGCGGCACCTGGCGCTGGGGTATGGATTCATCGGCGTTCTATCCCGCCTTCGACAACACCCTGGACATCGGCCTGAGTGGCTTCCGCCCCAAGAAGACCTGGGTCCGGGACTTCGATTCCAACGGGACGAGCACGTTCCCCGACCTGGGCGCGGATACCCCGAGTGCCAAGTTCAGCGGCATGGTCGGCTTTGGCGGCCGGGTCAACATCGGCGGCGTGGGCGGGGCAGATCGCATCGGCTGGATGGTGACCGGGATCAACACGCCGTCCACGACGCTCATGCCAGGCACGACGCAGACCCTGTGGTACGCCGAGTACTGGGCCAACGATGCGGCGACCGCTGCGGTGAATGGCATGGACTTCGGAGTCCTCGGCCCACCCTCGGTCAAGGTCAACGAGATCAACCTGATGCGGCTGCGGGGCGTGGGCGCGCGGGCACTGGGGCCGAACTATGCCCGGGGCCTGAAGGTGGAGCAGATCACCAACGGCACCGTCGACAACATCGGCGTAGACATCGCGGCCCCCGGTACGACCGGGTCGGGGTCCAACCTGGCGCTGCGCTCGCAGGGTCCGTCGGAGCTACAGGGCACGACCTATATTGGCAACGCCAAGGACGGGTGGTTCTCCAGGGATGGCCCGTCCGGGGAGATCCGGCTGTACGCCCAGAGCCAGCTTCGGCTGAGCCTGGGCTACGGCGCGAACTACATCAACGTGCCGGGTGAGATCAGGATTGGCAACCCGGTGCGCGGCGTGATCTTCACTGTCGCGGGTACCTACCCGGGCCTCAATCTCGCTAGCTTCACCGGCGCGATAGAGATCTCGTCAGCCCCGCCCAATCCCGCCCAGGTGACCTACAACGCCTGGTTTGACGGCACTGCCTGGAACCGCCTGGCGACCGGTCCAGCGGCGACGCTTCAGGTGACCGGCAGCGGGATTCAGTTCTACGCCGCACCGAGCGCAGGGGCCGCAGTCGCGCCGGCGATGGCCCTGATGGCCTCCGTTGATACCGCCGGCACCGCGACGTTTCAGGGCAGTGTGAACATTGCCGGTCAGTTCGCTGGCCAGGGGTTTACGCACGGCTATGTGGTTTGCCCCTATAGCGGTTGGGTGATTGACGGCTGGTCGAAGTTGGTCATCGTCAGCACCCCCGGCTGGTGGGTGTACCTGCCGAACGGCACCAGCAAGGCCGGCTATTACGTCACCGTCAAGAACTGGTCGGGGGGCGTGATCACCATCGCCGCGAGCGGTGGTCAGGTCATTGGGATGCCCGGGGGCACTAGCCCCACCTCGATTGCGATCAACTCCGGCGAGGCGTACACGTTCATGTCCGACGGCGGCGCGGGCATGATGGTCATTTCCAAGGCCGTCTGAGAAAGGAAGCCCTCATGATTCCACCCGAGCCGCAGCCACCGGCCACGATTGGCACCCAGCCGCAGACCGCTGCCGAGGTCAACGGCCTGATCGGGATGCACCTGCGCGAGTTCATGAAGATCCGGGCGACGGTCAATCAGGACCAGAACTTCCTGGCCGGGGCCGACCTCAAGGCCAAGCCGTATTACTTCACGCCCGAGCAGGAAGCCATGCTCAAGTCGGCCGTGGCCGGGCTCGACACCAGCCTCGATGGGATTGATCTGACCTTCATCTCGCAGATCGTGGGGATGTAAATGCCGACGCGCTCCAGTCGCCGCTTCCCCTGGCCCTGGGATGCCCGCCTGGCGCGGACCCAGATCGGCGTGTTGCGCGCGGCGGGGCTCGACACCGGCGTCATGCTGCTGCCGCAGGCCGACAACAGCTTGCTCATCGCCAAGAAACAGACCAACTTGGAGAACCTGTACCCCAGCACGGCGGAGTACGACAGCGCCCCGGTGTACCGCGAGCGGACCTTCCAGTTCCGCCCGACCGGCGGATTGGGCGAGCCGACGCAAGCCTCCGCTGCTTCGCGCCGCTATCACTACGGCATCAACGTGTGGGTCACCGGCGGGCTGTTCGGCAAGGGCCCGGCGGTCCACCCCATCGCCCCACTCGGCACGTCCGCCATGCACCGCAAGTTCGTCGAGTTCAACGGCGTGCTGTACTACCTGACCAATAGCAAGGTTATGCAGCGGCTGGGCGATAGCAACGCCGCGCAGGCCGATGTGCGCGCCCGGGCGGGACGGGTGGCTCTGGATGCCATCGTCTTCCAGGGGGCCTTTGCGGGCTCGGTACGGTGCCTCTACGTGGCCTGGGACGACGGGCTGCTGGAGGAGTTCACCGGTGGCGCGTGGGCGGCGTGCGCGCTGCCAGCCAACTTCGTCGTCAATACCCTGGAGGTTGTCGGTGACGAGCTATGGGGCGCGGATGCCGCGCGGTCGATCATCCGCAAGGTGACCGCTGATCCCAAGGTCGCCGCCAACTGGGGTGGGCCGATCAACATCGGCACCGCCGCCTCGCCGATCACCGCCATCAAACAGACCAACAACCGCCTGACGATCTTCAAGCAGGACGGCAAGGTCTTCACCGTCAACGCCGATGGCAGTGACAACGACCTGTTCCCGGGCCTCCAGACGACGCCTGACCCGGACAACGGCCGCGCGGCAGTGGCCTGGCTGGGCTCGCTCTGGTTCCGCGC